CCCATTAAAGAAAACTTTAATACCCCCTTAAAGAAAAGTTTAAAGGATAATATATATATATATAATAATATAAACACTAGTACTAATACTGATGTATATATAACCAATAATAAACAAATAACTAATGCTAATAAAAACGAAACGGTGCATTTTACGCCTGAAGTCGTAAAAGCGTTTGATTATTTTTTGGAATTATTTAAGGGCGAAAAAACGTTACCTAAGTCGAAGCCACAAAAACAAAAATGGCTAAAGACTTTACAGTTCATTGAAAAGCATTACAACTTAGCTGAAAGCTATAAAGCAATCCGTTGGGCGCGTAAAGATGAATTTTGGTCAGCCAATGTACTTAGCCTACCCGCACTTGTTGTTTCTAAAAATGGCGAACGTAAGCTGGATAAAATACTTGCCAAGTACAATTCACTACATGGCGAAGAAAAACCTGAACCAATGAAGCGCATTAAGGGTAACTGGAAATTAGTTACAACTCCTGAAGGCAAACAAGAAGTGCAGCTTGTAAACGCGTATGGTAAAACAATCAATGAGTTCTTACTAATGCACAATAACGGATATTCAAAACAAGATATACTAACCATTAAAAATTACCTAAATGGAAAACACAGCTAAAGACCCAATAGTTAAAACAGTCGTAGAGGCGTTTTTAAAGCGTTCTAACGAAGGTTTAGAAAAATATGGTACTTCCTTAGCCAGAGAAGATTTAAGTACGTTAGAATGGCTTAATCACGCTCAAGAAGAATTAATGGACGCGGTGCTTTATATTGAGCGACTGAAAAAATTTTTTGAAAAAGAGTTGTAGATTTAAAAATTATTTTTATTTTTGGGTATAACTAAAAAACTAAAAGCGAAATGGAACAATTTGAATTTACTTGGATTACTTTTTTAAGTAGCGGATTTGAAACACAATGGTTATTATTAACTGATGAAGATGGACACCCATTACTTTGGACAGTTGGAGGTACTAACGGTAGAACTATAAAATGGGCTAAAGAAAAATTTGGCGCATTAGGGTTTGGCTTAGCACCAACTTCACAAAAAGAATTAGGAAACGCAGTATTTGACAACTTCTAAACTAAAGCCCCGAAAGGGGCTTTTTAAGCTATGTACGCAAACGAATTATTAGAACTGGGGATTGAGATTGGCAGCAAGAATAATGGCGAGGTAAAAACAAAATGCCCACAATGTAGCCATACCCGTAAAAACAAAGCCGATAAACCTTTAAGCGTAAACATTGACAAGGGCGTTTATAACTGCCATAACTGCGGCTGGGGTGGTTCTGTATTATTCAAAGAGAAAAAAGAATACGTCAAGCCCGTTGAGGTTGAAATAAACCTATCCGAAAAAATCATTAGCTGGTTTGAAGGGCGTGGTATTAGCAAGGCTACACTTGCCCATTGGAAGGTAGGTGAAAGCCAAGAGTTTATGCCACAGGTTGGGCAAAAGCGCAATACGATAAACTTTAACTACTACCGCGAAGGTCAGCTAATAAACGTCAAGTACCGAGATGCTGAAAAAAACTTTAAGATGGTCAGCGGTGCGGAACTCGTGTTTTATGGGCTGGATAATATCAAAACCTTAGAACAAGTTTACATTGTTGAGGGCGAAATGGACGCGCTTAGCTTGCACGAAGCTGGCGTGTACAATGTTTGTTCTGTACCCAATGGCGCAAGTAAAGGAAACCAACGCCTTGAATACCTTGACAACTGCTGGAAGTATTTTGAAGATAAAACAGAAATAATCTTATGCACCGACAACGATTCTGCTGGGCTTGCGCTTAGGAAAGAGTTGGCGCGTAGGCTTGGAACGTACCGATGCAAGTACGTTGATTGGGGCGAGCATAAAGATGCAAACGAGGTGCTGGTTCAGGTGGGTACTTCAGAAGTGCGCAGCGCATTAAAAGCAGCTAAGACCTTTCCGTTAGAAGGCGTATTAAACGTTTCGGATATATGGGATAATGTGCTTAACTATAACGAAAATGGCATAGTAAACTATACGATTGACCTTGCAGACAGCAATGAGTTTTTTAAGATAGCTTTTGGAGAATGGACAGTTGTTACGGGTATTCCCAATTCGGGAAAATCTGATATTATTGACCAAATATGCGTAAACCTTGCGGTGCGTTACGGGTTTAGGTCAGCAATGTTTGCACCTGAATCTTTTCCATACGAAGGGCATATTAAGCGTATAGCTAATAAACTTAATGAACGCAACTGCGATAACGAGCAGCTTAACAAAACCAAAAACTTTATTGAGGAACATTTCTATTGGGTTAAGATTGACCTTGAGAACCTAACGCTAAAAAATATTCTGAACCACTTTAGGGATTTAGTATTTCAGAAGGGCGTAAATATTTTAGTGATTGACCCATGGAATATGCTAGACCATAGCGCGCAAAAAGACCACAGTTATGTAGGCATAATGCTTTCAGAGATTACGCAGTTTTGTCAGCAGACCAATACGCATTTATTTTTAGTGGCGCACCCTCGTAAATTGGAAAGCCTTAACGGTGTATTTCGCAAGGCTAACCTTTATGATATTTCAGGCAGTTCTGATTTTTACAACAAGGCTTATAATGGACTTATTTGCTACCGCCACGTTGGTCAGCGCACCAGCTTCGGAAGTGATGAAGTAGAAATTTATGTGGAGAAAGTAAAGCGTAAAGAAAATGGGCAGCTTGGTAGTTTTAAAATTGCGCCTGACTTCAAGAACGGTGGGGTTTATAAGAATATTGAACTCATAAGCACTTTTAAACCACCGATAAAAAACGATGACGTGCCTTTTTAGCGTTAAATAAAACTTTAATTTTATCCAAAATAAATAATATGTTTCACTTTCAATTTTTTCAAATACACGGTATTGTGGCTGGAATACAATATGTTGATGGTCGCATTGAAGCATTTGAAATAGACGAAGAACAGCGTATGCTGCAATTTTTCTTTTTCGTTTTTGGCGTTCAAATAACTTGGTATGTTGAACCACAAGATTAGCCTTATTAGAAATAGCAACCAAGCCAAACAAGGTCTTGACTTTACAGGATTGCAAAACGGCGCGATACACCCAAGCGATATAGATGCAGTTCTTGAGTTTGATAATGAAGCATTAATACTTATTGAAATAAAAAGACAAGGCGCGCGTATTCCTAAAGGACAGCGTTTATTGCTTGAACGACTTTGCGATAACTGGGGAACTGAAAAAGCAGTTGTGTTTTATTGCACGCACTTATGGAATGACGATAGCATAGATGTACCAGCAGAAGAATGTACGGTGTATGAAGTATATCACAAAGGACAATGGATTGTGAAAAATGTAAATCTAAAAGATGCCCTAAATGCCTTGGGCGAAAAATGGCAAATAGAGAAATTGAAATTTTACGACTAGATATGAAACAAAAAGTAAATGTGGCTACCTTAAAGCCAAACGAAACAAACCCGCGTTACATTAAAGACAGCAAGTTTAAAAAGCTGGTAAAATCAATTAAGGAATTTCCTGAAATGATGGAAAAGCGACCTATTGTAGTTGATGAGGATATGGTAATACTTGGCGGTAATATGCGCTATGAAGCTGCTAAAGCTGCTGGGTTATTTGAAGTATGGATTGATGTAGCTGAAGGTTGGTCTAAAGAAAAAAAGCGCGAATTTATTGTAAAAGATAATGTAGGCTTCGGTGAATGGGATTGGGATATTTTAGGAAACGATTGGGATAATGAAATGCTTATTGAATGGGGTTTGGATATTCCTGAATTAAATATTGAAGATGTAGATGAAGATGACAAAGATATTTCTGATGACATTAATGCCATGTTTCGTGTTGAAGTAGAATTAGAAAATGAATTGGAACAAGAAAAATTATACAACAAATTAATAGCTGAAGGTTACGTATGCCGAATTTTGACATTGTAAGAAAATCAAAACCCAAAAAATCTTTTCGTGTAGCTTCTGTTATTGGAAAATTTGATTTGCAAAATGAAGAAGTTACCGAACATTTTGTTGGAAACATTGATATGCCTGAAAAATGGCAAATAGGTTTAATTGTTGGTTCAAGCGGAACAGGTAAAACAACAATAGCTAAAGAATTATTTCCTAAAGCATATATAACTGATTTTAATTATTCAGCCGAATGTATTTTGGACGATATGCCGGAAGATAAATCGGTAGATGAAATTACTCGCACATTTAATTCAGTTGGTTTTTCTTCGCCACCAAGTTGGTTAAAACCATATTCAGCACTTTCAAATGGTCAAAAAATGCGTGTTGATTTAGCGAAAGCATTGTTGTCTGAAAACAAATTAACTGTATTTGATGAGTTTACTTCGGTTGTAGATAGAAACGTGGCGCAAATTGGTTCAAACGCTATTCAAAAAGCAATACGAAAATCTGATAAACAATTTATAGCTGTAACGTGTCATTTTGATGTTGAAGATTGGTTATTACCCGATTGGGTTTTTAATACCGATTCAATGACCTTTCAATCTTTTGAAGGGCAAAAAAAAAATAGACCAGAAATTAAATTTGAAATATTCAAAACAGCAGATAAGTCAATCTGGAAAGTGTTTGCTAAACACCACTATTTAAGCCATAGACATAATAACGCTGCACATGTTTACGTAGCATTTATTAATAACCAATTAGCAGGATTTTTAAGCGTTCTTCATTTACCTAATAAAGACCCAAGAATAAAAAAGGTACATAGATTAGTAATTTTGCCAGATTATCAAGGAGCAGGATTTGGTATTAGATTCTTAGAAGAAATTGCTAGAGTTTATAAAAAAGATAAATGGCGATTTACTATTACAACTTCCGCACCAAGTTTAATATATGCTTTAAAAAATTCTATTAAATGGCGTTGTAATTCTTATGGTCGTGGAGGTGGTAATAAAGGTTTAAAAGAAATGATTAAAACAGAAGCAAGAAATAGAATAATAGCTTCCTTTGAATTAAAATAATTTTTTTAATTGAAAATTTATTTTTAATTTAGCTGTGAATTTAAAAACAAACAATTATGCACTACATTAAAACAATAGAAGAATTTACAGCAAACCAATTACGTTCATTAATTACACTTTATTTGTATGAAGAAAAATACGACACTTATGAAAATGATATTATGGAAATTGGATATAACTCTAAAACAGGTTATGTTTATATAGCGTATGACGGTGGCGTATCAATAGCAATTTTTGAAGGTCGTACCGAAGAAAAAGATGTTTGCATTTTTGCTTACGATTACGATACTGGAGAAGAAATGGAGTTTGCTGATTTAGATGATTATTATGCTTATTTAGATGATTTTATAGATGCACAAGCATTAGAAAGCGAACGGAAAATGAACTCCGATTAAACACAATTAAAACCCAATTTTTAAAGGCGGCTTATATAGCCGCTTTTTTTATATAATTTTGTGATATGGCGAATAAACAAAATGTTACATTAAAAAAGGCTATGCTGGTTGCGCTTGAAAAATCTTTAGGCGTAGTTACTACTGCTGCTAATAGTGTTGGCATAACGCGCAAAACACATTACGATTGGTTAAAGAATGATGAGCAGTATGCAGCAGATGTTGAGGACTTAGAA